ATTGTACTTATTATTTAGACCCCAAATATAAGAAATTTGGAGTTATCATTTATTAAACAACTATTAATAAACACTTTAATTCAGATAAACTAATATCAATGTAAATCATTCGTAAAACCGAAGGCAATAAATGTCATTTTTAAACTGAATTGCTATGCAAATATAGATAATAGAATTATATAATGAAAGTAAAGTAGATTATAATAAGAAAGGCAGCTTATTCGGCCGCCTTTCTCAATCCCTCCAATTTCTCTCTAAATTTCCGGAACATGTCAATCGTCGGGTAAAACGTCGGATTCTCCCAGTTCTTCGAGATCATCTGGATCATTGCCTCTATATGACTTTTGCAGTCTATTACTTTGATGCATTTGTCCAGGACCAACTCTCCTTCCGGGTAGGTCTTGTTATTTAATGTATTCTGCGCCCATGAGAGCAGCTCTCTGATTGATTCTTGGTCGTATTTATTCTCTTCCATGATTTTTAATTTTCGGCAAAGGTACAAAAAAGCCCGGCATGTTGTATACCGGGCAATTCCATTTTAAAAGAGGCAGTCATAAATGGAAAGGAGCTATTTTTTCTTTGCATCTTTCTGATGATATAAAGGTATACTTTTTAATCCATCAATATGTTCATATAGATCATTTTCGATATGTTCGCAATGCATAGGATCAAGAACAAAATCAATCCCTTCACGTCTAGCCAATTTTGCAGCAGGGACAAAATCTGAATCTCCAGAAATAAGAACGATTTTATCTACAAAACCTTTTAAAGATAAAGAAGCGATGTCAACACCAATTTTCATATCAATCCCCTTTTGACGCAATTCATAATATACGTCATCCGCATTAATGTCATCAAGAGAAATCTCTTTCTTTAATAATTTTCTCATTGTGTTATCATAGAAAAGCCATCTTTTGCCTTCTTTAATATTACCTAGACGCAGAGCGACTTTTCTCTTTTTCTTAAGTTCGTTTATTAACTCACTTCTGCGGATAGCCTCTTCTGTTTTAGAAAAGTCTATGCATTTATTAGAGACAGGATTATGTATCTTTTTGGCGAATGGTACACAATCATAATAAAAAATGCGATATAAATAATTATTTTTCCCTACATGAGAATGGGATATAGTATATAAATCATTGGCAATAGTTAATGCTGTCTTTTTGCCGGACTTATTATACATTGCATTATAGCGTTTTATAAAATACCCACCATCAATTAATATGGCAACTCTTATAGGGGTTTCTGTGTACGATGTATTTGGACGCGTTTTCATAAAATAAAAAAATGGCCTTTGGTTAGGCATGCCCATTATCAAGAGGGGGACAAACGTAAGCCAAAGGCATAATCATGTGCTGCAAATGTATGAATTTAATTTGTATCTGCAAAAGGTAGAAGATAAATTGCAATAAAAAATAGATTATTTTATATGTTTTACACTCATCAAGTTACAATATCAATTATACACACAAAGATATAACCCTTGCAATAATTGCAAGAGGAATCAGCCAATACAACCACCTTTCTAGGCGTTCCATAGCATCACAAGCAGGAGCCGGCAGAAATCCGAGTGATACCGGTCGTCGGCCTGTTCAAGCAATATGTCCAGCTTATCGTTTCTCATTTTCGAGCACTGTTTTTATTCGTTCTTCAGTAAATCCAAATCGGGAGGCAAACTTTTTGAAAGCCTGCAACCTATTGCCTGGAATAAGAGCATACATACTGTTGATAGGCGTATCACTCTTTAATGCTTTCTTAATTTCTTTATTCTTCATGGATTAGCGTATTAAATGTTTGACCTTGTTTTTACAGCAGTCACACTCACATAACAATGTCTTAGCATACTCCCATGTCTTTTCGATGATATCATCTCCGATATACTGAATTTCCTCCCCGTAAGGGTCTATACCGAACGCCTGGCAAATATGAGTAGCCATGTGCCCGCATTCATGCCGCCAGGACTTGGCAAATTCCTTTGGGGACGAAGTAAGGGCAATGACCATTACTGTTTCCCGGGTGCCGAAGTTGGAATAAGTAACTCCGGTATTCAAATTGCCGGAGCTAATATTCTCATACGCAGTACGAAGCATATCACCGTCGCAACCGATGGAATGCATATTATCCAGTATTTCCTCTGTATAATATGTATCTACTGCATAATATACCATGCAGCTCCATTCATACTTGGGTAATGCAAACCGTTGTCGTATCATTCATCAAAGCGTTTCGTCCCATTCAATAGGTTCTCCGGCAGCAATCATTGTCGCATACCATCTTCTCATCGTTGCCCCGTCAGGAGCATCAGGGTCATCAATTGTATCCTTTATATAAAGAGCCAAATGCGCTTCGTCGGGAATAGATGACTTCAGATAATCTGCCTTACCCATGTTGGCTACATAAACATAATCATATAGCGCATTATTTTCAAGCTTTATGCCATAGCGGGTAAGCAACTCATCTACTTTCTCTTTCGATATCGGTTCAATCCGCTCTTTTTTACCGGTAGAAGGATTAAGCTTTTTCATGAGCGACACTGCAAACTCGCACATTTTCTTATTGAAATGCCAACCGAAGTTAGACAAGTAAGCTTCCATTTCTTCCGGTCTTCTATCTCTTATATCCAAAGGTTCTCTCCTCATGATTAAATAAAGTTATAGGGAGTAGAAATGATCCACCCCCTAATTAAACATTAACGATAACGGGAATAGCGTCCTGTACCACGTACGCCGCGTCTTTCGCCATAGCCGCCACGACCGGAACCGCCACCATAATCACCACGTTCACCCATCTCGTCATAGCGGTCGTCGTCATCGTCATAATAACGTTCACGTCTTCCCATGCTTTCACCACCGGATAATTCTTCGATGCATTGCATCAGCTTACCACCGTATTTAAGCATCTTTTCAGCGTAGTCGGACATTTTCTCGACCTTGCTCTCGGAAATCTCAATCATCATCATACTATTGTTTTTTAGAATTGTTACTACCAGATGTCTTTTCAGAAGACTTGAAGAAATCAGCCATCATAGCCTTCAATTCGCTAAGTTCTTGCCGAAGCGCTTTATTTTCCGCTTCCTGACGCTGGCGTTCTGCAAATTCAGGATTAAGGACCTGAAGCATCTTGTCGCATGACTCTATGACGGAACGATGATGATCAACACTGCCCAATATCTCCGAAGAGCGGTTGCGCATGGCGGCAACTTCCGCATTCATCGATTCCCTTGAGCCGGATATTACCATATTCCCACCTCCGGGAAAGTTTGCATCAGCAATGTCAGACATTGCCGGTATCTTTTGGAAAGTCACCGTCTGCTCCCCGACCTTGATTGTTATATCAACCACCATTCTCGGGGGCTGCCCATAGGGAAGAGGTTGTTGCATAAACTCCGGCACAGGATTGGAAACCCCGGCTACAGATCCTACTTCTATATATGGAGTACCGTCCCTATGAAGGACAAAGAACTCGCTGTTTGTTCTTAAATTCTGAAAAGGCATAATTAATTAACTCTTTAAGGAGCGGGATTGCTCCCGCCCATTGTTGTTTTTAAACTACTCCGGTCATAATCTGCAACGTGTTGGTAGCACGGTCAAACCAGAACTCATACACACCAGTACCGGGAATGTCTGCCGCAGTCAGAGCTTCTCCATTATATTTAGTGACCGCCTGGGTAGCTCCATTGGTCTCAAACAGAACAGGAAGCGTGCCGGTTGTTCCGGTAGGTACCGCTTGGGCAATGTCGATGTATATTGTCCCTCTATACCATGCGTTAACAAAGGCGTGGTTGGGAAAGGAAAACACCACATTAGCAGTATTGACCGTTACTCCCGAGGTTGATATAGCCGCAGAACCCCTACGGTTTACAAATTGGAAAGGATATACTGCCATAATAGCCTCCTTCCTCTATTAACCCCAAAAGCCATTACCGGCAGCGTAAGGATTGAAACCACCATACAAGCCGTATTGGTATGCTACACAGTTGGGAACTGCCGCAATAGGACTGTAAGGAACAGTAACAGTCTCTGGTTGTTTACACTCGATTTTTGCCAGGCGCGAACTGAGATCACCTAAAGCAGCACCCAGAGGAGCTGTTGCCTGACCAATCATTTGCCCGAATGTCGATGTTTGATGTTCCTGTGATAACTGAGTTTGCAAAGCTGATTTAGCCTCACGAAGCGCATCGATCTTGTCCAGTAAGGCCTGATTCTGCATTGCATCCAGTTTCCCCAAAATAGCATTTGTATTTGCGGTTGCTCCGTCACGTAATGACAGGGTGTTCTGGTTGGCCGTGTTCACCAAGGTATTAGTCTGGTTGCAGATAGCCAACTGACTTTCATAGCCTTGCGTAGTAATAGCATTCTGCGTCTTGCAGCAACAGTCTGCGATTGCTTGTGCTATTTGACAGTTACCAGCTTGCACGGAGTTGATAATCTGCTGTGAAGACATCCCGATTTGGTTGCCTACTCCCTGAATCTGCGTCATGACGCTGTTGATAGACTGTTGAATTTGCCCTACAGAGCAATTCAAATTGGTAGCCAGCGTATTGATAGCCTGACCATTTCCCTGGATAGCACTCATAAGCAACTCCCTTCCTGCATCGTTGTTGATAAGATTAGGGATTCCGCCTGCGTTGTTGCCGCCGCCATTGTTTCCCCATCCATTTCCATTGTTTCCCCATCCCATAAGGAAAAACAAAAAAATCACCCATATAAACCATGATCCTTCCCCACCGAAGCCGCTATTGTTGTTCTTGCCATTCATAGCTACCAACAAGTTCGGATCAATTCCTTTCTGCTGCAATAGAGGAGCCAGCATGGCCATCATTCCACTACCGCCACCGTTCCCGCCTGACTCCGGGAAAACGTAAGTCTTTGTTTCACTCATATTGATATACAATTATAACACGGTCAATATTAACCGCATCACAAAAGTATATAATAGAAATACGGTAAATCAGAGCTCATTTTCAAGCGATTTGCGAATATTTTGCAGATATATTGCAATCATTTTGTTTGCCAGTTTACGGCTTTCAAAAGTAGATATAAGATAACGGATACTAGCGGATGTCTTGTGAAGCAAAGTCGCTATTTGTTCAGGATATAGCCCGTATTCAGTGAGGAAGAATACTACAATAGAACGGGCGTCAACAACTTCAGTAACTTTACTTGATGAAAGGATCAATTCAGTAGAAACTTCAGTTTCTTTCCCAACAATATTTAGAATCTCGGCAAAAATCTCTGACTTACACATAGTAATTTAATTTTTTGTTGTACTTTTGCCTTTGCCAATCGTACTCAGTACCAAATAAACAAAAGCATATATAGGAATGTTAAGGATATTATACCCCCGACACTACCTATGTATGCTTTTGGTATGCTAAAAAGTTCGATTGGCGTCAACTTTCAGTGTTGGGGGTTCTTTTTTACTCTATCCCCCAAAAGAGTTACATTTGTTATGATAACCGGCCTTCTACTTTACCGGATAACTTAGTGCTTAATAATCAATTAATGTCTCATTTTGTCCTCCTTTCTTAATAAACCTTTTTCCAATGGAAATTGTTATATAAATACAACTTAAACTTTTCATACCGGAAACGGTCTGTGAAGATAGTGCCGGTATTACCACATAAATAAATTATAACTTACTCCACCACCGACATACAATCCACCGGGATAGCCGTATCCAAATTGCAGGCCAAGGCCCCAGCGTTTTTGCTTCGGTTTAAGAGTGATGATTTCCTTTTCTCCGTAGACTTCCATGAAATCAAGGCTTGGCTTATAGCCGCTAACCACTGCACGGTAATTATCAGTCTTATACTCCTTGCTTGTAATCGGTATAATCACCGGAACCGAGTCGCCTTCTACGATTCTGTCGGTAGTGGTATCTACTATTATCGGTAAATATACCGTATCGGTACGCTTTAAGGTCTCCTTTACCGGCATAAGCACGATGTCAACTATAGTGTCCCTCACTCTTATCGTATCTCCTTTTACATAGACAGTCGAAGGATCGTGTGGATTACAACGCATCCACACGACCACGCATACAAGCAGGCAGACTAATATCCAAGGAAGAGATTTCATATGATACTTTCACTTGATGACCAATCCGGACCGGACAATAAAGTATTCAACTCTTCGCCTTCGTATGTAGGATAAGGGAAAGATAGCTCTTCCGATCCATCGTCAGCAATAGTTTTAATCATTTTGTGAGGAAATAACTCAGCGTAATGCTGGCATTTCATCAAGGCCTTACTTTCACTTACACTCTTGCGAGGAACAAGATTACGCTTGTCTATTTCCTCCTGAGGAACCTCTTGCAAGTCAATTGTTGGGAATATAGTGTATTTCATAAGCTTTGTTTTAATTGTTTTTGTTATAAATTTATGTATATAGGAAATGCGGTGAGTTTCCGTTATAGCTTATATGCAATTTCCCTCGCAATAGCACTATGTGCAAACTCGCTTGGGTGTACACCATCTATAAGTAAATATGGCAATGATTTGCGATTCACAACCGAATTGTGTGTCATGTCAATTGTTTCTATTCCGTAATACGCACTCACCGATTTTAATTGTGCAACAAATGATTCAAGAGTTCCTGTGTTTGGAAAATCGTTATATCCTAAGGCCCAATTTGTTTCTTCAGTGCCATAATCAAAATTATATCCATAGCAATTCAAAGGTAATATTACATAAATTTTACAGGAAGGATTGTCTGAAAGTATCTTTTCGATCACAAATGCCATATTTCCAAGTACCGAATTCTCAGTTGTTATACTTCCCATCATTTGGTTTCCTTTCCAATCGTTGATTCCGTATGCAAGTGTAACAATATCAGCATTTGAGAAATCAATAGTTTGCACAAAGTCTTTTGCGTTTTTCCCGTTTTCTCCATTCACATTCTTGATTAAATATCCTTGACCGCCTACACCATAATTTGTAAGCACCAAGTCGTTTCGCAATCTTGCAACCTTGCTCACCCAACATTTTTCCTTTATGACTCCGGATGTTGGGCTTCCGTCTTTCAAATAACTTATCCATCCTTCGGTGATACTATCACCAAGTGCAAACCATTTTATTGTATGAAAATCGCTCTCAAATGACACAATGTTATTTTCAATTACATCATCAAGTGTAAATTCACTTTCATCCTTTTTGCGGAAAGACAAACGAAAATTCATATTAGCTGGTACTATGAATTGTCCGCCATTTTCGTTAAATGCAAAATCTCCTTTATATCCGCCATCGTAATTCAATAATTTCGTTATGAATATTTCGCTTGTCTTTACATAAATACAAGAATTCCCATTTTTTAACAATGGCGTTATTGCTCTAGTATTTTGGCCATATATATATGGATCACCATTACTATTTATATCTTGACCAATTAACAAATTGTCAGCAGTCAAAATGTTACCCTCAATAAGTGTTTTTATTGTATTTTGTGTATGTATTTTTTCAATTTTATTGTTGATTTCATCCAATTCATCAAATACTCCAGACCTCATTTCCGTCCACACGTGAAATAATGTTGGAAAACGTTGTTTGTCATTATCCAAAACAAGTAAATAAACATAGCGGACATCATTTGGTAAATTAGATTCAAATCTTTTAAAAATCGTCTTGCGTGTATTCCAATTTTCATCATCAGAAAAGTCAGCCGGTTTTGATATATCGTATGACTTTAGACCTGCACACGTAATAGAATACTCATCTGGAGTATTGATTTGAATTTTTAGATTGCGTACGTTTTCAATAGGAATAACGATATATTGATACGACGGATTATCAAGGCTCCCCCAATTACCATCTGATGTAATAAGTCCATTGTGCCTTTCATATCCGTCTATATCTTTTATTTCATACAAAACTCCATATAATGCTTGTTCTACTTCCTTAAAGTTCCCATCTATCCCTTGCGCAATGACTCCCCACGACTTTTCGGAGTCTTTTGCTATGTCAAATATCTTTTCCATAACTTATTCGTTTTTAATTAATGTTTCATTTGAAATTAAAGTCTCGTTACCTAACATTGTCAAGTAGCTGGAGATAACTATGCTGATCTTCTGAGGAGATTTGGTGACCTTTCCGGTTATCTCGTAGGTTCCATTGTCTCCAGAGATGGATATGTCGCTGATGGCGTTAGATGATACGCCTATTAGCTTATCAGAAGCGTTTTCCAAGGTTATGGTGATAGTTACTGTGCTACCTTCGGTTACATACACTCCCGGATTAACTGAGTAGGAAACTGAGGAGTAAGGGATGTTACTCTTGATAACCGGTCTGAACTCGATCATATCCGGATATAGCGTTCCTGCCTTGTACTTTCTCAGTTGTCTCTCCAACAGGAATTCTGAGAGGCTGTAGGCGAAGAGCATGAGAGACCAAAGAGCGAGTTTGGAGAATCTGTTATCGCCATCTCTAATTGTTCCTAACCACATAGAGTCACTGTCAACGCCTGCACCTGCTTGGATAGGATTACCATTATAGATGTATTTTGATTGATAACAAATTTTTCTGGAATAATTTTCACTGTCCAAAGGATTATTTGAGCCAAAACTATAGGTATAATCATTACCAGTATCACTATTATTAAAAATGAATGCACCATTAGAATTATTATAACTTTTAGATACAACTCCTCCTTTTACTAAAGCAATCTCTCTATCCGCAACCACAGTATAGTCCTTCAAAACAGGGAGACCGGTTACCTTGCCGAAGTCGTTGATGCCGTCGAGACAGAGAGCGTGTTCGATGGTGGGGAGGACTTCGATAGTGATATCACAATCAAAACTCGATACTCCTTTCTGAATTGGAGTAATTCTAAATCCTATCCACGTGCTATTAGGCAAAATATCTGTTGGAATAAATGACTTAGGTATTTTATGAACTCCGTTTTCTAAAGTTAAAATAGTAATGTTAGCAGCATTTTCTTCACTAAGGTAATAATATTGCAATTTACTTTCTCCTTCAAGTCCTATTACTTCAATATCAAAAGAAGGTATTTCTTTAATATTTAATAGTTCATTATTTCGTTTTACATAACTAAATATAAGACCATTAGAATTTAATACCTTGGTAATATGTAATTCATTACCATTTATATTACTAGTAAAATTATATGTTGCATAGGTCTCCCAAGTCTTATTAGCACCAAACACAACCGGATAGCTATTGATACCACTCTCCCCTTCCCAACCGATATTGTTTAACTGGATGTTGTGACCTCCTACAAAGTCGATCAACTGATCGTTAAACTCTGCATGGTTCTCGTTGGTGATACCCTGCTTCTTGATGTTGTAGTACAACTGAGGCTTGATGATCTGTCCCGGACGGTCAAGGTTATAGTAGGCGATGATCTGATTGATTTCGTCAGTGGTCAGAACTTTATTAGCGATGAATCCTCCTGCGTAGGCAATTTTAACACATTTTCGAGGAACATTATTTGTATCAAGATATCCGATAACTGAAAAATAATCAGCAACTCCAGTAGCTGTAGGATAGCTAGCAGTGAAATCATTCTTATCTCCTAAAATATCATTGACAACCGTAACATTTCCTATCTCGTTAATACTTGAGGACGTATATCCACAAATATAATATTTGCCATTAAGGCCATTCCTTTCGAACATATTATTCCGGATAAACCTTTTGCCCAATACATTGACATGATCAGAGCCTATATCGGAAATATAGTTAATTATGCTAATGACAGTACATTCCTTGCTATCTCCTATCATTTCGTCAACGGTCTTTTCGCTGACGATCATGTCGTCTACTCCGTCTGTACATAGCCAGCCTTCGAAGTCGGGGAGTTGCTCGATAGTAACAGAACCGCCGGCGGATGTTGAGAATCCAATATTAATAGGTTCTGTGCCATTAAATAATGTATTCTTAGATTCAGGCAAATCATACACTCCATCAGAAGTAATAGCAATTGAAGTTCTGATAGCCGTATTGGTCTCACTAACATAAAAGTATCTTAATTCGCTAGTTAAATTAGTAACTTTTATTTTAAAAGCAGGAGTATCCGGATAACTAGAAGAATCTTCAATGGTTTTATAGATAATCATATGACCTATAATGCCATGATTTGTAGCAGATAGTTTATTATGTGTTCTAACAACTTCTACAGAGGCAGGAACAGTTTGATAAGTAGTAAAATCAGTTCCATACAGCCCATATCCACTGCCCTCTGCAAATCCGAAGTTCAGCAGGCGCATGTCGTTCCCGTTGCCGGACAAGTCCTTCAAGATTGCCCGGTCGGGGTCGTCGTTGGACTTGCCCCAGGTGGAGATGGCCATCTTGACGTGCTTGAGCAAGTCGGGGTCGATGTAGGGACGGGCGGAACCGGAAGAAGCTCCCGGAACTCCTAAGCGTATCGCATTCATGCGAATAGGATCAAGCCCTATCGCATCAAGCTTAATTGGATTTAATCCTATTGCGTCCATTATTCTTCCGATTCAAAGATAGAAGCCTTTACCGGTTCCGTTTCACATTCGATTTTAAGATACTGTCCGGGGATACAACCGACAACCGGACAAGCAAACACTTTTGTATAGCCTCTACTCGGCAGTGGAGAGTAATTCTGCCCGTCATAGCTTATATACACCCAAAGTTTACCGCCTTTTTCAAATGTAATCTGCAATCCTACTTCCGCAGAATTTACCTGAACGGCATCGCTTACATAATTCTTCTCACCCTTTGTGAAGGTTATAACTGTTGATTTCATGATTGTTCCTCCTCTTATTATGATTCAAATTTGATATCGTTAACTCTGTTCAACCATCCGCGTTTGAACTTGTTGTTTGCGGGACGCTTCCGGCAGATATCTTCTATAAAATCGAAGCGGGCAATCTTGATACGATCGAATAACTCGCGTGGATTCTTAGAATTAACTGCCGCTATAGTTTTTGGTCCGACAATTCCGTCCGGCATTACACCAACCAATTCCTGCGGAATCTTGATACCATGAATACCGGAGGCCCATATCCAATCAACTAAAATATTAGCGACCGACTGAGACTTGATCTCGTCTGCCTTCCATCTATCCCAGTACATAGTTTTCAATATCTCTGTCCATTCCTCCTTGGAAAGATTCTTTAGTCTCTCTATAGTCGGTTTAGGATAGCCTTTCTTTCTACAATACGCCTCATAGGTAGCGATTGTTACACCCATATTAGTAGCACCTCCCAAATCATCCGGATCATTAACGAAACCGCCTTCCCATTTTAGAATAAACGGTGCCAATTTCTTCACATCTGCCATATATGTTTCCTCCTATAAAATTAATGTTAATACTCCCAACGCCAAACCTCCGCAATCACAGATAATATCCTTGATGGAAAACTCGCTTTTCTTACAATACTTGTCGTATATTTCCTTCAGAATAAAGATCGCAACGGTTATAGCGACCGCTAACCATAGCGGAATATATTTTGATAGCCACATAACCAAATTCTGGCATACTATAATGTGGACCATGCCGTCTATGCCTATCATGGATAGAAGCTTGCCGGCTAGTGCGCTGATTTTATTTATCATATTCATTTTCTATTTTATAATTTATTACTTTTGCAAAAAATGATACACCTATGGATATTTCAGAATTAATAAAAAGCTATAACGCTGAACAAAAGAATGTATTTACAGGATTTTGCATACAACTGCCACTATGCTTTTCTATTTTGTATTTATATATACCAGAGTTTAAATCTCTCGATGTATATTTGCAAATCATATTTACGGCAACTTCTTCTATATTATCCATTTACTTTTCTTTTATATGGTTATGTCTATGTTCTTCTATATCAAAAAGAAGATACAAACTAGAAGCCTTTATACTAATTCTTCCCATATTAGTGACATCGTCTAAATTACTTATATCTCCTTCAGATTACATCCTAGGATATGAACATGCTTTAACTACGTTTCTTCAAGCTTCTGCGATTCTTTACACTCCTTTTGCCATTTTTGGGCTTATTCTCCGCAAATGCATAGAGTATGATAAAAAGCAAAAAGGGAAGAACATAAATAATAGTGTATAAATTCATACTTACTTCTCCTTTTCTATAATCTCCTTCACATCTTCTTTATCAACCTTGAACACCTTCTTTCCAAAGACTCCCAAAGCTCCAATTACATTTATATTGATCCCCTTTGGTTTCAATATATTGCCGACAATCGAACACCCTTCGATGAAGCATACCAATAAGCAAGAATACACATCAATAGGATATTCGCTATGACTTGCCACAGTGATCATGCAGACCATGCAGACAAAAGCAAAATAAGTAACCATCTTTCCCATAGTAGCGCGAATTGCACGAGAGAATCTGACTTTTTCACCCATTAGCATACTTTTTCTGACACCGAAGAGAAGATCACAAAGGATTACCGCGCATGATACAATCAGCCACGGAATCATATTCTGCAATGACTCGGAAACAAATGCGGTAGCGATTGCTGCAAATCCGCCTGTAGTTGTATGTACTATAGCTTCCTTCATAGCAAACAGGTCAAGTAAACGGTTAGCAATGAAATTAACTCAATCCAGAACATCGACTTGCATGCCGTCAGGTCCCATATAAGGTTTCCGGACCAATTCTTGACTACAAACGTTATCGCGTAGATCAGAAATGCAGCCCATAGCAGCAACCAGTACCACGAATTGCATCCTACCCATATCTGAGAGAATACAAGCGACATCACCGCGCCGGCTATATGAGCTTTCTTGTGCGCTCCTCTAAAATTCGGGGATACTCCCAACACGATCATTCCGACTACAGAAAGAAAGATCAGGAACTGACTGTTTTCTGTACTTGCATCCAATGCGGCCGGAAGCAACAGCAAAGACGGGAGAATCATGCATATACCGAACCAATACCTGTTACTCAGAATGTAATAGGTATCGGAAATAGAATAAGGGATGCCCTTTGTCTTGTAAATCATCACACCAACATAAGATGCGAAAACCAATAATGATAGTAGTGTCAAAATCATAGTTTTATCTGTTTATAATGAAAACTCTAGTTTATTCGGATAACCGGTCTTGTAGTTGTAAGACTCGACTTCCTCTCCCGTCTGCAATCCCCGAACGAAAGCAATATGCTGCTGCGTCACATTATAGCAATCAAGAGCGTATAACTCTAATGAGTTCAGCATAAGGAGAGCACTTGAAACAGGTATCGTATACTTTACCGCATCAAACCATAAAACGGTATCCAGTCTTCCGGCCTGCTTCTCAATATTGATTGAGTTAACAAGACCTACGCGGTCCTCTTTGGTAAGCCACATTCTCTTTCCGGAGAGAGTGAATGAATTCACAGCGTCTGACTTGTCATAAGCATTAATATCCGCTATCTTCATCTCTTTTAGTTCATCAAGGGTATACTCATGATCAACCAATACGGGATAGCCGCTTTCGTTCTCCCTTATTTCCTTTCCGGATGACTGACCGTCCAGCAACTCCTGCCAGTATTCTTCCGTTATCCCTACTGAGCCTTCTTGCGGCTCATCGTAGAATCCTTGTTTCCAATATTTTGCCATAATATTATTTATTTCCAACGCCCAACGGCTATCCAATAAAAGTCATTAGTTCCTGCACCGGTACCGTTTGAATCTCCCACTGTATATCTAGTCCTTACTGTAAAATAACTAGTTTGTATTATCGTAATTAAACCCGTAACAATGTTCATACCGTTGCCTGGTTCACGATAAGTAACAATGGGAACATAGGCACCATTATAAAATGCTATTGGCGTATAAACAGTATTAGTACCACTAGAACTTGCTGTCTTGTAACCCCATTGTATCAATAAACCATTGTTAAACTTAGCATATCCGTTCTGACCTAATGATACAGTCATAGCGTTAGACAAGTCTGCCTTTGCCAAGTTGGGAATCATGTTCAGCAATTCTACAACTCTATCTCCTGTAAATCCGCTATTATAATCACTCATGCAAACTCTTTTTTAATCACATTAAACGTACTTCCATCCGAAAGAAAGAAACGACCTTCAGCAACAGCAAACGCCTGCCTCTTTCCTATTTGCGAGATGGTAGTGGAGACAGATGCCTGTACTCCACTATTAGTTGTCCTAAACACAACAGTCTGCTCCCTGTCGAGTCCTTCATTGGCAACATCGCTTGATGCGCTTGCGGTCCCATTGGAACCGGGAGTGATAACGATGTTGCCTTCTCCTTCTTTCCAAGGAATCTGTATGCTCATTACGCAGCAGTCCAAGAAGTGTTAGACGTAACATTAACGGATACAGCAGATCCACTCTGAGGAATAGTAATCTCAGCCGGAGAAACAGACAATGTAGCATCACCGGCAGCCTGTTTGATAGCAATCTGAGCAGCTTGTCCGCCATTGGCCGTCACCTTTAAGGTTCTAACGACCTCTTCGATAGTATCATTTTTAGGAAATTCCAATTCAATAGAAAAGGGAAACTCTGCGGTAGCTCCCGGATCACCAGAAATAGTAGCCGCATTGTTAGTCTGCGTTCCATTGGCATTATACTTTGCAGGCAAGGTAACATCAACTACACTCCCCGCCCATGCAAACGTCAATTTCGAAGAGTTTGTTTTACCCTCTACGGTCACAGTACCCGCTGTCTTGGGAGCAGACATTTCCGAACCGTTATCAAAAGAAGCAAACTCAGATTTCGGAGATTGAGTCACCTTATAAGTTGAAGGAGTGGAAACACCAACACCGGTAACCGTTACTGTACCAGTACGAGCTGTACGCCCAGTATGAGCGTCCGCGCTATTCGCAATAGTTCCGTTACCTGATCCGGTAGACGGATTTAATTTTAACCAACTAGGTTTTGCCATAATACAACATTTAAATAAAACAATTCAATTAACTATATCATTCTTCCTGCACAGCCTGCCATACCACATTGGACAACACATCGACATTATCCTCAAAGTTATTCGAAGGCATCAGCCATATATATTCAGGGTCTACCTTTAAATAAGCCTGCTTACCAACATCACAGACAACTCCTATCGACACCTTCATGCCCGTTGCCGAAGCGGAAACCTTCATCTCATCAGCTTTGGCCGAGACATTTCCAATGCCCTTGACAGCCTCGATATGTACAGATATGCATCCCATTTTACACTGTCTTTATACCGGTATTCATCTTATCTACCTCTACTCTTGTTCCGCCTTCATAGTCGGAGTCAGGAAGGTAAGCCGTAGTCTCCAGCCAGATTTCCCCCGATCCGATAATCTTAGTGTCAACATAGCAGCTGTAGCTGTTCTCATTAATGCGTACCATCTGAGACTTCTCTATCACCTGTGAGGCGGAGAAGACAAAGAAGCGGCATTGGAAGTCCACATCATCCATTGTCAGCCCCGAAGGGAGGTCGATGGAGATTGCCAACTTGATTATTGTACCTTTTGCTCGCATATATATTATCTTGATTCTTTGTTGTTATACATTGAACAAAACTCAACTACTTGGAGAAGTAAAGTTTAAACCACCAGTATTAGGAGCGTCTTTTCCACTATACACGTTGAGCATAAATAAGAATAAATTAATATCGTTATAATAGACTCGCATGCTAGTACTTGATGTATAAACTCGATCTACAAACCATATACCCAGTGTTGCACTTGTTCCTTGAGTGTTTAAAATAGGCTCAATCATGGCAAAATTATCACTATGACCGACTACGTAATATTTTAATTTAGAACCGTTCCAATGAGCGATCAACCTTATAAATGACCCTTCCGATCTCATATAGCACGTCCTAATTTCTACACCTTTGTAGTGTATACCTGTAGCTGAGTAATTAGTATCTCCTCCACCTTCCCTATAAATATTTGCACTACCATCAAATGATCGGGAAGCAGTACTTACAATTGTGAATTCAACTCCATCAAACTTCTTATCATTAGGCAAACGCAAGGAAGAAGTTCCGCTAAATAATATGTTCACTTTACTGTAAGCAACCTTGTCGGGATCTACTGAAGTACCATTAGCTTGTATAGGAGTATTGGTCGCAAATCCATATACATGTCCCCCATTCGAATATTGATCCCCTGTTTTAAGATTGAATGCCAGATTAGGTTTAAAATTCCCACCCTGCGGATTTTCCTGATTAAATTCTTGATAATTGGAGGTTGGATTCCCATCAGCATCTATTCCTTGTTGAGAGAACATAAAGTCTCCTTTAAATATAGCCTGTGAAAGATGTGCAAAATCTTTCATTGTAATTGAATCTGCCACCACACTACCCTGAAACTCATACTCTTCGGATATTGGGTCAAGTTTAAATACAATATTTCCACCCACAAGAGCAAAGATTCCCGTTCTTTTCTCTCCATCGACTGTAATACAATCTCTTCCTAATGCAATACCGGTCAGTTTCCCACTGCTATCCTTGGTTCCAGAAAATATCTTAGGTGAAATAAGGTATTCTCCACCTATTTCTGTTTTATTATTGTTCCAATCTTCTACCCAGGGAAGGAGATTTGCATCCTCTCCCGGTTCGCCGTCCTTCCCGTAATGCCCAAACAGGTGATAATTCTTATACTCTCCCCACTTTCCATCCTGTAGAGTACGTTCACAAGTGTACTCATAAGGATAAGTTTCCGATGCGCCACGAGGATTATCCACCCACCATAGCACATCTTCCCAGTATGCTTCATTGGTCGGAGCAATCCCCGAATGCGCCTGAATAGCTACCTTGTATACATTATTGTATTTTACTATGTTACCTGCCGAATAGAATTTTGAGCTACTGTATTCAGAAGCATCACCAATGTATTCGTTAACGTATTCGTTGGATGTCGGGAGGTCAATAACATTACGCTTAGACTTTGCAAGCAGGTAAACCTGCTCCTCGGTCTTGGAGTCCGTTGGGAATATGACAGGTTCGCTCCAGGAAGGAGTTGTTTTACTATCAATCACTGCGGTGGAATACCAACAGGTAGTAGGATCGAGCATACGGAACTTGACTCTGTCCTCGTTATTACTTGTGCTGCTGTCTTTCGTGTATACAATTTCAACAAAGTGACTGCCGGCTGTAGGCACTGCAATATCCACCACCGCATTGGTTACTCCACTTCCCTCCCAGGCATGTTCGTTGGAACTGCTATATGATGTATCAAGGGCTTCTACGATACCTTTGTCGTAGTTCTGCTCGGATGATACATCAATCTCTATATGTATCATCTGATTAGCTCTTCTTGTCGTAAATGACACCCTTTGCTTGTATGTCGAGGAATGAGATGTAGGAGATGGAGAGACATAGTAATCACCGTCTTTTGTAAAGTTACCCGAATACGAGAAGGTAATATCCTCCCGATCCGGAGAAAGGGACCATCCTGCCGGATTTGTACCGGTAGGCGTAGCAGGCTTTCCGAAAGCATACTTATACCGTAGCTCCGTATATTTCCCCGGTAATCCCTTGAATCGTATAGGATCACCCCATGTGCCGGAAGAAGCGCTTGAAGCGACCTTCTGAGAAATCCAGACAACATCTTTTGTTGCGTTAGTGTGCCATCCTCCGCTTGTTCCGCTTCCGGTCGGACGGGATGGTTCATCTTCGCTGTCATGGTATGTAATGAAAACACTCAGGCCATCCGTGCCGTCAGTACCATCTGTTCCGTCCTGACCGTCCGCAACCATCAACTCCCAAGCGGTGCCGTTATAGATATAGACGATACCATTACTGGTATTGCGATAAGCCCAGTTTTTTTGAGGATTGGCAGGAGCGCTTGATAAATCCCCTTTCCACGTAATACTGAGCCCGTCTTTACCATCTTCACCATTTATACCGTCAAGCCCCTTCTTCCCGTCTGAGACAACAGCAATCGTTTCGCGGTCGATCAGTACTACTCCCGATGTTTCATTGTAAAGCCGGAACTGTATCTTATCTGTTATCCCGGAGACGGATATTTGCTTATCCGGAGTATAGCTAGTCGCATTTCCTGAGTCTATAATATAATCCATTGAGTAGCCAACTGGCAGAGAGGATACGACAGTAGAAGCTCCGTCGGTCTTCATCACCCGGCAGGATATATTCGAGACATCACTGTTCCCGTCAGCATCTCTCTTTATGATATTGGTCGATGGCTGAAGCGAGTAAATGACCGCGTTCTGACCATTTGTTCCGTCGGTCCCATCCTCTCCATTTTCCCCGGGCTTCACTTTGTTTATCGACAAATGCAGGGTACGTTCATACTGAGAACCTTTGTATGTTACCCGTCCCGTTATGGGTATACGAATTACATCAGCCACCGCAGCAGTAATAGCTGTTACCTTAACTATCCCTGTGCTACGATCAGCCGTTGCTGTCACGCCTGTAATGCTGCCTACAGAAAGAGAATCAAGAGGAAGCTCGGTTGTTCCGTAGAACATAGAGAATGTTGTTGTGATGGGCAAACCGGATACCACTGTCCCGTCCAGAGAGCAAGCTACAGACTGCATTTCATCGTCAAGATCAGCAGAGATGCTTCCTTCTCCGTCAAGACCATTCTTACCATCCTCAGTCATCACATACCATGCGCCATCCTGGTATACGTAGCATTTCTTGTCGGTAGTATTACGATACCAGTATCCGTTCTGAGGATTTGCCGGAGCAGAAGAGAATTCCCCCATAAAAATGAGGCTTGTACCGTCTTTACCGTCAGTACCATTCGTACCGTCCTGGCCATCTTTACCCGGTTCTCCCTTTAGATTTTCCTTTGTTTCCTCGTCCAGATTATCCCACGTTAGAACCACTCCTTTCATGGAACACACATATTTGTTCTTCGATGCGTCCCAATGCCACGAAATGGCACCTCCGGCTATGTGACCGGATTTATCTGTAGCAAATCGGGCTGATCCGTCTCCAAACTCAGCAGTACCGTCCGGATAGATACAGTAAACGACATGCCCTTTAGAGTCTGTACCTTTGATCATACCATTTTCGCAATAGAAACCCTTAAGCCCGTCTGTTCCGGGAATATCACCGCCCATACGGATTTTCGTACAACCGGCAAAACTCTTGCTGTTGATACCAAACAGAATATCGATTGCAGGCTGTCCACCTTCATCGGCATGCAGATAGATCGCACTCTGACGATTTACATCCTTCGAGTTACCGAACTGGACAATCTCATCACTGACAGCCGGAGTAGTCATGCCCGACAATGCCGGATCAACAGCCTCCATGCCGTCTGTGTAACCTACACCGCCGGTGAACTCACTGACAGGTATGACGATTGTATCAACACCGTCAATCTTGCGTATCTCAGATATCTCGACCCAATAGCCTTTAAGAGTGCCATTCGTCCAATCCTGGCACCGGATGAAATCGTGTGCGACAAAAGACATCTCATCCTCTATGGTGACCAGCCAGTTTTGTCCGGACTCATCCAGCGTGGCAGTCTTTATACGACCGCATGCCTGAGTGATACCCAGTGCACCCTTCACCGCGCGGATCTTCTGAATAAGAAGCTCAAAAACGACCATTGTTTCGCGAACAACGAGACTGTCTATCTCCAGTTTCCATTTACCCTTGATATACTCCCACAGCTTCCATCCATGACCGGCAAATCCGGACACGAAGTCTTCGGCGTATTCCTTTACGCTGTTCGACAACTTACGTCCTGTCGCTTTCACAGAACAAAGAAATCCGTAGAACTTACCGTTACTTAGTATTGCCATATTATTCTAATTCTTCAATCAATGAATCTTCAACTTCTTCTATCAATTCTCCGCCACGAACTACAAGGCCACCGTTAGCACTCAATAAGAAATCGGTACCATCCGGTTGATCCTTTCGTATATATTTTTTCTCTAGCGCTTCACCATCTCCGCCAATTTCTTTTACGTTTCCTTTATCGGTTACAATAATGATTTTAGGGTCTTCATCTCTGTTATGTATATATACTTCCCCTTGATTCAATCCTTCTAAATGCCTTGCTTCAGAAGGTGCCAACGGAGGATATACCGGATTGCCATCCTCGTCTATCTCACTTCCATACCATAACTCTTTTGTTACCTTCTTCTTCATTACACTTCAATTTTGTCAGTATTTACAAAAGCTAATTGGGAAGAATCATACTGTAACATCTCTCCCTCCTTGGGATTGTTTATATTAAACCCAACGAGATTAATCGCCGATGATCCTCCAGGTATTCCACCCAAACCTGAAAGATTATTCTCCCTCTGTTCCAATAAGACTGAAGCCCAAAACATCTGACTATCCTCCGATATCTGAGTTACTTCAGGCACCGAATTTCCAGAGCGAACATAAGCCGTGTCATTTATATAAAAATCGGAAAGACATAGGGATTTATTTATGAATTGGACAAACCAATAAGGAATACCTGAGGAATTACCGCACGACAAAGAAAACGTGTCATATGGAATTGAATATAATTCTATAATTTCCTGTTTTTGATTCCGAAATTGCTCATTCTCAACTTTTGCAGAATAACCGTTCGGTTTGAATCCTCCCTCTATTCTGAATTCAAAAAACAACTGATCTTCACCCGGCCAGAAGATATTGTCAAAAGGAGAATTATTATCTTTGTGAGAGCATCTAATAAGACATGTCTCATCCAAAATGAGGCTATCAGAACATATTGAGAAGGGCTCGCTAACGGCATAGAAATTGCCAGAAGCATCCGCTACCTCAAGTACATATACAGCATCATGAAGTCCTGTTATTGCGGAATAATACATTTTTATCGTATCATTCACCTGATATTCAGAAAAAGAAACGGGTATTTGATTGCCTGATACTAAATTGCGTAAATAAGCCGTAACAGAATGGCTGGAATCATTCGAAAATACCTGGACTAGAATGTTGTCATTTGCATGAAAGCGCTGGATATAGTCTATATCCTGCTGAAATTTGTTCTTTAATGGAGAAAAGAACAATGGACAGATGTCACCGATTTTAATCATATGGTCTTTTCGTTCTTTTATGGGTTAAGTGCCACTTGACACTGCAATGCAAATATACTAATTATTATAACAATTACAATAACTTATCAGCTTTTTATCTCTTTCACAATTAGAGAATATCTTACCGATTCGGTCTTTCCGACATTAATCTTCATCTCTTTAATATATCCGTGTACGGCCTCTCCATTATAATCAAGAGAGATTAATCCGGATAAATTTGAAGGAATATCCACTTCACTTGTCTCAACGTCTACTTCTCCTACCGTAAACAAGCGATTATCTATAGGAAAATCATCGGTTTCTTTTATTCCCGCAATTGAGACATTACTATTACCATCAGAAGAAGTAAACTTAAGCATATTTGTGCATGCGCCTATATATGCCTTATTTGCTTCCAGCATAAAACGAGGTGAATATTCTATGTTAAACATTGTATCAGGGCTGATTAGACCCAGCAACTGACTAGGGCTGTACGGACGGTCTAATAACAGATTACCATTCTCTGCCGAAGTTGCATATTGACAACCTACGATAAAAACATCATTATCGCTATCATTATCGGTGGTATCTTCCCCTCTCTTCTGAACCAAAAACTCTATTCCATACGCGTCCGCCCGGTAAGGACTGATAAAAGAAAGAGTATTATCCGTCAGTTTTAATCCTGTTGAGAATTCATTTGTAAACCGAAACTCATCACGTCCATTGATACTGTCATAATCCTGCTTATCATATCCGACCTTTACAGAAGTGTTGACAAGAGAGGAATTGACGCTATATTCATAATCGTTTATCTGATCTGAAAGGTCTTTTACGACATAATTGTCAAACAATGCATATCTATGAATAAAAGTAACGTTGTTCCCTTCTACAACCAGAACATAGCCAAACTCAGCCTCCATAAACTCACAAAATTTCTTGAAGGAAGTGTATAGCTTTGCATTAGGAAGATTTCTTGCACTTTCTGCCGGCATTATAAAACACGAAGAGAGTCGACTCCGAGTAATTCCACCAGGTACATAATTGTATATATCTACGCTATAATCACTGCTATCTGTCATGCTTTCAAGGAGCTTTTCTGCAACAGTGGTCAAAAGAAGGACATCTATATTGACAGGATTGATACGGGATTGGAAATTTACAGATAAAGAGAAGCCTCTCAGATAAGTAGTCCATGTCATTGCCACAGGTCTTACTGAATTGTTTAATTCCAGTTCCATCCTGACAGTATCTCCTTTATGAAGAACTGAAGTTATATTTTCATTAACAAAAGTAGGGGAGTTCCCGGCTATATGTTGAGCCCTCATTTTCTGTTCGAGTGCTCCGTCAGCCCTTTGTATATATAATACAATCTGCGAAGATACAGTTCCATTGCTGGTGCTTCCAATCACATAAAACGAAAATGACAGTTTTATTGTGATATTAATATCAGAAAGCGCTTCTGCAAAGGGCTGCACACCCCCATCACTCGAAAACGGCTCATCTGTAAAAACCAATGGAGAATTCAGCTTCGGGAGTTCGCTATTATCTAGTATATACAAAGGAAAGCCCAACACAATAGGCTTCCCCTCTCCCCCCGGAAGAAGAGGTCCATAATGTTCGATATACTGAAGGTTAGCATCATCCTCTACAGTTGTTCCTCCTGACACGTATTTAGCTTCATACTGAAATTTCAGACCGTCATAATAAAGAGATTGAGGCTTTAATTCAGACACCGGATACTCATACTGAATATTTCTCTTAGCTTTAATAATAGCGGCCAGCGTATCATCAATTGCGTTAATAGAGATTGTATACCCATCATCCGAATAAGAGGAAAAATCTAAAGCGCACTGAAATACCTTATCCCAGTTCCAGCTATTGTTTCTTTTATAAAAAGCTATACCGGCACTGGAAGAAAGGTAATTCTTTGAATATTCTTCCTTCAACAAATTATAAGACCGGTTTACAAACTCAAATTTAGTGCTAAAAGAACGAAGTACTCCGTCATAATTACTTCTTTTATAAGCAAGTTCAAAATCATCCCAGTTCTTGAGATCATCCGTTGCTTCGTAGGATATTCCATTTATTAAAATCTGACATCTAAAGTACATAGCTACTTGCGTTTTATTGATTTTACATCGTCACACATACGCTTAACCATAAAGGCATATTCTTTTGCCGTAATCTCATTCTTGCGGATCTGCATTCCAAAATGAGCCATGACCATAACTCTTTCCCTGGCAAAGTAATTTTTATCCATTTTGAAAGATTGCTCTTCCGTCTTTTTGCTGTTATAGCTTTCTATCAGATAACGACTCTGCGACATTATAGCCGATATCCGCTTTCTAATTTTTTCATGTTCAGACGGGAATAGCTGATATCCAAAGGATCTTAAGATATTAACCACTTCATCCCATTCTCCCCGATTTGCCATCAGTTCCGCAATCCTCATACATTCAACTTTTATATGAAGATTGATCAGATTACTCTTTTTCAAGATTTCACCAGAAACAGAAGCTCCACCTACAATTTCGATATATTCAGATATGAGCATTGAGGACTGTGATTCCAGTTCTTCCTCTGAATGATTGCCGTCTATTATGAGTTTTCTCTTTTCTCCTAAAAAGACGTCAATAAAGATGTCCAGGGGAATTTTGTCTAAATCATTGTATAGCATTATGGGTATTTTAATGTGAGAGGTACATATTAAAAATATCGATATGATAGATATTGACTTGACCATAGTTGGCATCAAATATCTTTTTCACATCATATCCATGTTCGAAAGACAAAGCTTTCAATGCCCGCCAATTTATTTTTCTCCAGTTTAAACCATTCTCTTTTGCGTATCGTTTAATAGAGAACCACTCTTTAGATTCATCCAGTTGTTCTTGTTTCTGTTCCAGCAAGGCTTTTGTATGCTTATTTTCCATTTGAAGCCTCTCTTTCTCTTCTTCCGCCTGAATGACCATAAGCGCAAGCTCTTTACGAGAAAGCTCATGTTTATGCTCTTCACAGGCTATGAAGTACTTTCGAGCTTGTTTGCCGCGTTCGTTATTCTCAATCATAGACAATTCCTTTGCCATGCTGATTGAAATAGCATAATCAATTGACGGGCGCCCACCTTTTGGGTTTTCGCCAAAATTGTTGAAAACCTGATAGTCCTGATTTTCAATAAAATCATAGGCTTTAATCCTATCTTTAATCCAATTGGAAAAATCTCTTTTGCTTTCAAGAAAAGCATGTAGGTCACGTGCGTTAACGGCTCTTTTGCCATTGTTTTCTCTGATAGGAATTAATTCTTTAAAGTTTTCCATAATTCTGTAACGTGCTCCTTCACACGATGATTTATTTATAATGATAAGTTATAATCTACTGTCCAGATAGCGATACTCCGCGGAACGGGCCATCTTTTTCATATATCGAACCATTTTCCGATTTTCTCCATACACATCCTCAAACCGTCTCTCCAGTCTGCTGTAGTCATTATTTACATTAACAATGACTGGATCTCCTTTGTCACGCCTCATTTTATCAAGCATCATTGCGTCAGAGCGAAGAGCCATTTTTTTGTAATCAACTATATCCGGGATAACCTCAGCATGTTTAGGCATATCAACCAAAGTGGGGACAGACGGGGTGATATATGCTCCGCTATCTGTAAGAATAACCTCTCGCCTGCCACCATCACCGACAATAGCCAAACCTCCCGGGTGAGATTTATCCTTTGTTCCCTTTGCGTATTTCGGGATGGGCTGGGCTGCGATCATGGCTATTTGAGCAGCTCCCATTGCGGCAACTATAGCGGCAATAACAAAATTCGGCAACGCTTTAGTTACCGCCAGGGATGTTGCAATTGTTGCCTGTATGATAGAATTAGCCTTATCCCATTTAGCCTGTTTTTGCTGGATTTCAGCTTTTTGCTTTTCCAGTTCTTTATTTTTATCGGCTGTCGTTTGTTCAGCGGCCCGTTTCCGAGCCTCACCTACTTCCGTAGAAATAACTCCACTATTCACTAAGTCCTCGATGCGTTCCTTTTCTTCCTCTGCGGCTTCTTCATTCTTTTCCTGTCGTTCCTCGATTTTTTCTATTTGCCGATCATACATGCCTATAACCATAGTTGATAGCCCTTCAGATATAGCGGCTGCACTAGCCAAAAGATCTTCTAATCCCAATTTACCATCTTTTACCATCTTCAGGATTAGCTCTGTTATTCCTCCAAACAGCGTGCCTAGCCCATCAACTGCGTCATCACTAACATTCTTCAGGTTATCTATTGATGATTGAATATCTGCCCAATATTTTTTATCACTTTCATTTTCTTCATCCCTTGCTTTAGTGTGGGCATCTCTAACCTTTTCTATAAGCTTTATTTCCTCTTCGGCAAGGGCTTCTTTCAATCTTAATCTTTCTTCATCTGATATGCCCTGTACATTAATCAATTCTTGCAGAAGTGCCATAGTACGCTTAGTCTCTATTATCGCATAATCTTGCGTTATTTGGGCCTTTCTCTTTTCGTATTCCTTTTTAGTGATTATGCCTTGTTCATATAATGTAGCCTGTTCGCGGATATCTCTTTGCATATCTCTTGAATTATCAATGGATTTAGCGGCATAGTCATTCTTTTTACGATCCATCTCATATTTCATAATGCTTTCAATCCTTTTTCTTTCTTCTTCATCTTTTTTATCTAAGTAATTCTTATCTATCGCCAGCAATTCATCCTGAAGTATCTGTTCGTAATTCTTTCTCAATTCATTTTCTTCTTCCGAGTTACCTTTGATGGATGCTATATTTTCTTCATACTTCTTTTGAGCTGTCTGCCTTTCTTTTTCATACTCATCATCTATAAGAGAAATACGGGTTTCGGAAAGACGTTTAGCAATGTCTTCTTGATATTTAGCTTGTTCTTTTGCTAATCTTTCAAGCTCCCTCTGTTTTTCTAAATCATCTTCTGAAGTTGTAATATCTGAAACTTTTATAGTTGATACAATAGACTGTTGGGCTTTGTAAATATTTTTCAATTCTTCTGTAATACCATTATATTCTTCTCTCAATTTGCCAACACGATCCGCAGCTTTAATTATCTCTCCAGAATAAGGGTCAACATAATCAGGTTCTTTTTCTGCTTTTCTCAACTCTAATAATTTGCCAGCTGCTTGCATTGATAACTCCTGTGCCCTTACTGACAATTTATCTATTTCTGATAATTTTACTTTTGCTTTAGACAACTCTATAATATTGTTTTTAGCCATATTATATGCATCAGAAGCTCTCCCAGTCATAATAGCCTCATCAGACAAATTTTTAAAATATTCCGGATAAATAGCTTGTAATTCATCTACTGCTTGTTTGCGTTCTATCATTGATCTAGATGTATCATTAGCCATTTTATACAGTATATTTAGCTTATTAGTTTCACTAATAGAGTTTTTAATCCCTTCTTTAGTAGCATTATTTAGAGCCAATTGTGCTATCGTCGCACTATCAAGATTTTTTTTAGCTCTACCTAATCCACTAATCCAATTTACCAAATCTTTTCCATATACAGAAAGCAAAGTTATCCCTATCACTAATGCTGTCTGCCAATTAAAGATAGCCCCAGTCAACTGTTTCCAAACAGGTATTCCCTTTATTCCAGATTCCCGCATTGCTTTAAATTCAGCATTTGCCTTTTTAATCTCATCTGCTAAAATCGGAAGATTATTAGATATTGCAAGGAAAAACGTATTCCAACCAACTGCAAGAGATGGAAGTTCTCTTGCGACTTGTTGAACAGACATACCTAAACCATTCCAATGCGAAGCATAATTACCAACATTGCGTTGATAATTTCCCATTTGGGCATCCATGCTTTTTAATTCATTCTTCAGCGTCTGTATTTGCTGCAATGTCTTTTGCCCTTCAGAACCTAAAAATGAATCTTTAGACATAGATTTCAGCCGTTTTTCAAGAGCCAATACCGCAGCATTCATTTCGTTGTAGCTGCTAGATGCGGAAATAATAACAGCAGCATGATTTCTCATTAAGTTTGAATACTGCTTGTTTTGCTCCGAAAGCTCCGTTTGACGCTGCTTTAGTAATGCAGATTTATTCAGATAATCAGTTAAGCTGATATTCCCATTCTTATATTCCTTATCCAATCGTTTGAGTTCATCTCCTAATTCCTTTATTCTAATCTTGTTCTGAATGGTATCTGCCGTCAATTTAGTAACATTATTATCATAAGCTAATATATTATCTACAATTTCAGCATATCTGATCTCAGTAGTCGCTATCGCCTGATTTAATTGATTAGTAGATTGGGTATACGATTGATTTGCCTGAGATGCCGAACTTTGGGCAGAAGAAGTGTTCTGAAATTTAGAAGAAAGCGTATCTAGAGAGCTAGATATCTTATTTATCCCTTTAACTAAATCGTCAAATTGCTTAGGAAGGGCATTAAGAGTCAGTAATTTATTTATCTTATTCCCATAATCCTCCAAAGTCTTATTATATTTTTCCTGAATAGCAGCCATTCTATTCTGAGTAACAATAAGATCATTTAGTGTTTTATTATAAAGAATCGATTTATCAGATAATTCTTGGAATGTTTTAGGATTGATTTTAACTCCACCGGCTAATTCTAAAGCAAGTTTCTTATAAATTGAATAATTCTCGTTTAATTCCGCCTTAAAGTTTCGCAACTGATCAAAAGCTTTTTGATCGACTACATCCGTGATTTTTAATTCATTTGCCATAACGTTCGAATTAAGTACCGGGCCACTTGACACGGTTTCCGCACAAATATAGGAAGATTTGAGGAAATTTACAAGCTATTTAGAATGAATAAAGATAAGAAAGGCAGGCAAAAAGAAAGGCGGATGTTAGTCCGCCTTTATATATTATACGATATTAGAGTGTTTCTTTAAATATAAATCTCTAAGATATATGCTCATTAGCTTGATTATAGATTGCATTGAAAGCCTCACATCTTTATCTTCTCCAGAAGAAGGATCTTTTAATTGAATTGTATCAGGGGAATAATAAAGAAATTTCTTTATATCAGCAAACATTTCATTCCCCATGTTTCTCAAAAGATAACTTAGTGCTTCTTCCTCCACATCATAAGCTGTTTGAGGGTTTATATCTTCTAGTTCCTTAATTAAAAAATCAATATTATTATCTATTGTTTTTTTGGCTGATGATTTCTCAAATAAAACTTCTCCAAGAGGGGTCATTTTTAAGGGACTTGCCTTCTTTGCTAACTTATCAATCATATCATTATCAAATTTCATTAACCATTTGTTTATTTCGACAACCATATCATTGGTAGAGGTAACAATTCGTTGTAATTCATTGTATCTTTGTTCTGAATCACGAATACCGTCCTTATGTTTATCACAAGGAAGACTATCAACCTTATTCCTAGTTTCTTCTAACTTAGCATGATACTTTGACAGTTTCCAACTCCCAATGATTGCTAATACTATAACAGCTATCCAAGGAGCATTGTTTAGTAAATATGTGATTACTGGAGCCATGTGTTTAGTATGTTCATTAACTTTTTGTTCTATCGATGATATTTTATTGGTACAAATATAGCAAACAATTTATTAATGAAACAATTTACTTAGCAAATTGATTAAAACAACGCTCGATTTAACTTTTCAGCAACACAAAAACGCCCACCTTCCGGCGGGCGAAGACTGGTTAGGGAGGTGGACTACAAAACTGATTCCGAAAAGTCTAGATCGTAGCAGATCTTTCCGCTGTCGTTCCTTTTAAATACCCCAGTGCATATTAGTTCGGGGAATCCTGGGCCTGATGTCCAAAAAGGGACGGATACTTCCTCACCTTCGGTAAGTGATAAAGTTTCAGCTAGCTTATCAGCTTCTTCTTTGCATATATCTACTAGCTTTTCCATGCTGTCCGTGTTGCTACCACAATGAACAGATAGTTCGGAGTATTGGTTTGATGTTTCCATAATTTATTTTTTGATGATTGTTTATTCCCATTACAGCATATTTATGCGGGACGCAACTCCACTGTTAGCCCCATAGCAGAGGCTATTTTATACAATGTAGCAACAGTAGGAACTGTTAGCCCACGTTCAACCCTTGAAATATAGCCTTTGTCAGCCCCAATACGCTTAGCAAGTTCTGACTGCGTAAGACGTGCATTTTTTCGGGCCTCAAGGAGTATTTGGGCGTTATATTCCTCCCATGCCTTTTCTCGATTTTTTTCACGCTCGGGAGTACCTTCTTTCCCAAGACCTTCGTCCAACCAAGCATCTACATCATAGATGTCTTTACTGATTTCTTTTAGTTCCATAATATTCCTCCTTTAATTTTAACGCCTTTTCTATTTCATTATTTGGTGTCTTTTGCGTCTTCTTCTTGAATGCATTAAAAAGAACCACAATAGTGTCACCGTCATATATGAAAAAAATACGGAATTCATTGTTTCCATAATTTACACGGAACTCATAAACTCCATCACGTATAAACTTTATAAAATGTCGTGGCATTTTATCTTCTACCTTAAACAAGTCTAATGCACGACGTATTTTATTTACTTCATCCTTGGATAACTTCTTAATGAAGTCGCTGAAATAGGTTTTATATGTGATTATCTTTCTCATGGAACAAAGATAAGAAAAGTTATACAATAATACAACTTTTATAGCTGGATATTTCAATGCAATACGAAAATTTAACTTTTGGAAAATAAAAAGCCCCGAACCTTAATTGGAACGGGGGCGGGAAAATATTTTTCATAATTATATTGTGTTATTTGGATTAGGAAAAAGATAAATATTAATTTCGATCTTGTATGTAATCAATTTCCCCTTTTTTGAAATAGATGTATAATCCCAAGTTATCATAAACCCACTGTTCACTGACTACTCCTCTATTGGAAACATCAGAATTTTTGCTTTGGGGATTTCCTATTGACAATATACACTCTGTTTTACTCATTCCTATTTTGACCTCATGATTCTTTATAGACTCCCACCTTTCATCTGATATATCTGGATAATTTAATCTTATATCCGCAAATGAAAAAACATATGGGAAATACCTGTATTCATTTATTGTATATTTGTCAACATGCTGATTTGTTTTTGAAATATAAACATCTACATAGTATTCTATAGAAGAGTCATCTTTAAAGAATATTCTAACAGGTTCTCCTTTTTTTAAACTTGTTCCAACTCGAGTTACGCAAACCTTATCATATTGCTTCGCCATCCTTCCAGGAGTTAAACTTTTCCCAATAGTATTTTTTGTTGTATACATCGTCTTTCCCACCAAGATTTTCCTTGCGATATCAACATCGCCTAAATAGACCAAATCAACATTAGCGCTCATACTCTCAGAATTCATGCATAATTCTTCTTTTGATCCTATATACTCATATGTGAAAACATTGTCTTCAAACTTAAATTCAATATAGGTTCTTACACACCTCCCTCTAGGGCACGATACTTTTTTTTCATAAATCTTATTTACATAAAACACCTTATCTGCAATAAACTTCAAATCAACATTACCTTTACATTTAAAATCAGAAGTAAATGGTAACCAATTTGCTTCATTTTCATTTAGAATGTTTCTTTCAAACATAAATTTAGTATTTTCATTCCATTGGCACATTGGTATGGTTTTAAAGTTCTCCTCAACAAAAATCTCCTCTTCCGTTTTAGATACAACTTCATTACTTCTTCCAGTTTCTATTATATAATCATTTTGAGCATTTAATGATAATGAGCAAAATAATAATAGCAGCAAAAACATTTTTTTCATATTTGTGTGTTTTAGTTATACAATGCAACAAAATAACAGACAACTGTTCATAAATCCAAATAAATCGTCATATATCTCCATACATCACACAAAAAAATTGTTTTTTCTTGCTTTTTTCAAAAATAGTTTGTATGTTTGCGGCGTTCAACATATTTAAATCGACTGTGCAGGCGGAGCTTGCATTCTTATGCAGGCATTTTTTATGCTTGTATTTAAAATATTGAGGTATATTGTACCCCCGTGTGGAACTGTAATGGAACCACAGCATAGTCGATATGTGTTGAACAGCGGGAAAGACAATATACCTTTTTTATTTATTGTTATGTTCAACAATATCGACAATCATCATCAAACAAATAACAGTAGTTTGATGGCGACGTTAATCCACGAGACGGATAGAATGAGTTCGCTTGAAATAGCTGAACTCACAGGGAAGCGTCACGACAATATAGTTCGTGATATCCGCAGTTTACTTAAGCAAGGAGTATCACACCTCAATTTTGAGGAGTCATCCTACAAGCAGCCACAGCCAAGAGGAGGATACAAAGAACTCCCCTGCTTCGAACTCACAAAGAAAGGCTGTCTGATCCTCGCCTCCGGCTACGACGCAGTACTCCGTGAGAAGATTATTGATCGCTGGGAACAGCTCGAACTAGAGAAGCGCAAACCTCAAACTCCGCAAACCTACCTCGAAGCCTTGAAAGCCCTCGTATCATCGGAAGAGGAAAAACAACGGCTGGCGCAGGAGAAGCAGCAACTCGAAGTAAAAGCAGAACAACAGCAAGCCACCATCGAATTGCAAGAGAAGGAAATCAAGCAGGCCGCCCCTAAGGTCAACTACTACGACACCCACCTACAATCGGTCAACACTCTGACCACTACACAGGTAGCTAAGGAGATAGGGATGAATGCGGAAAAGCTCAACAGCAAACTGAAAGAGCTTGGAATACAATACAAACAATCAGACCAATGGCTGTTGAAAGCTCCGTATGACAGATGGGGAATGCACGATGTAAGGACCAACATTTTCACGAGCGAAAGAGGTAATACCCACACCAACACATATACGGTCTGGACGCAGAGAGGCAGGCGATTCATCATAGCCCTATACGAAAACGATTGGGACGTGAAGAAAGCCATCAAGCAAATAAAAGGTGAGATGAATTCTGCCGCCTAATCACACCGCCATGTTAGAACTTTTAATACTGCTGGGCACCCTGTATGCAGCATATAGGGTGTTCCGTAAGGGAAGCGAACACTTCTTTTACAACGACTAACAATGCAGCTTATACGCTGTAAATCATCAGAATACATACGAATACACGAATCACGAAAAATAAAAAGTATCATTATGGAATTTTCAGAAATTAGAGAAAAGTTTGAAGGTCTGACAGCAGACCAAGTTTGCGAACTGGCAAAGTTCGGTAAAGAGATTTTAAACCATGCCGGCATGTTCGGCTTATCATCAGGGTTGCTGAACTTGATTAAGGATATTATCAACGCAGATGATTATGTGTATGATGACAATAAGTGTACAATCGAGACACTTATACATATTATCAGCCTAGTTAATGATTTGACTGAAAAATGTTGGCATGAACGCAAAACCCCATTTGGGCTTACAGGGCTAAAAGATGATAATGAATACTTGGGATTAAAAGACGCAACCAGAATAGAAGCATTATAATAGATAAGTCAGGGGATTTCGGTCCGGCACTGAAGTTGACGCCAATCAGCGGGAAAGGGTAGCTTTAGGGCTACCCTTTTTTATGCCCTAACGTTAAATAATGTAGTAAATCACAATATTTCTCTCTTTTTATTTGGAGCATATCACATTAACTGCTATCTTTGTAACATCAAAATAAGAAACAAAGTATTAACAACTAAAAACATAAAGATCATGAAGACGTTTGAATTTAACAACGAGACAATTACTATCGAGAAAACAGGTTACGGACAGTATGTATTAAGCGGTTTGGGTATCTCAGTGCATTGTACGGACTCTGAGATCTGGGATTGGTGTGATGACGATGAAAACGAAGATAAGCATTTGGCGGCCAAAGAGTCTGCGTACAGACTGCTTGTAAATTCTTTGTAAAACAAAAAAATAAACAACATGGAAAAAGTGAGTAAAAAAAGAGGAAAGATTATCACAGACCGAGAAGAACTACTTGTTTGTCAGCAATATAAGGATGGCTGGACACTTAGAAAGATAGCGACGTATGCTAACATCTCTCAGACGACCGTGATGGCAATCTTAAGGAGAAGGGAAGTTCCTCTCCGAAACGGAAAACAGATCACCGAAGAACAGGAAAAACAAGTGATAGACCTGTATCTGTCAGGAGGAAAGATCAAAGAGATAATGTCAAAAACCGGGGTAAAGTCAGAGCAGACGATTTACAGGATCATCAACAATGCTGGAATAGATAAGAGGAGGAGATAACAACTCCTCTTATCTATGGCTTTTATCAAAAGGCCTTGCCGTAATCTTGCCGTTATTGCTTAATTACCCTTACCATAACCTTACCACTTTCAAGTGGGCTGTTTAGTAAAATATCAATACACAAATTTCTACCATGCCTCACTCTGTAAAATATTGTTACCCCACCCTTGCTTCGAGGCAGGTTTGTTCTATTTTTCCTCTTATTTTTGTATAACACCCGTGATTTTTCTGACTAAGTAGTCTCGTTTTTGGTCTGTTTGTCGTATTACGGATATATGTACTCAATAAATGTGCCGGTATAATTCTCTCCATCTTTGACAAAATAATATGTACCATCCGGCTTTTCTATTAGGACAAACACAGATTTCTCCATTTTAGCAGCCTTTCTTGCGATCTCCCGCATTTTCTCTATAGAAGCAAGCCGTTTATTACCTTGACACCAACAACTCATAATACACCAAATTTTGAGAAGTAATTTTTAAGCGCCGGATTAAGCACATATTTAAGGAAGTACTCACGGGACTTTCCTCCTACTCCCAATATGGCACTTCCGTACTTTCTTTCAATATCCGGTCCTATGTCGCTTCCCCTCGTTTCTATCTTCAATCCCCTTGAAGACGAAGAGACACGTATAGAATCATAGAATTCGCCTGTTATAATGAGGTTTGGAGTATAAATGTCTCGCGCCGGATAACCTTGGAAAGATGGAGTAGGACTTGTTATCCTTTTTTTCATTTTAGCATATCCCTTTGCATTATTCTTCCATTTTCCCGCTTCATCAGTAGAGAACCACGGATCATTCAAATAAGTTGGCCGCAATGGTTTGTCATTACCATTTACTCCCGAATACAGCTGTTCCGTCACAAATTCCCTAACAAGAGATTTATTCGAATCCATAACATTCTGAATCTCTCCTTCAAACCCAGCAACAAGAGAGGTTGCATTATCCAATGCTTCTTTAATTGTAGCCATATGCTTAACAAATAAGAGAAAAGGGAAGGCAAACGCCTCCCCCCTTCCTGAAAACAAACCACTTTAAATAATATCCACTGAAGGAGGTCTGGCACTAACGATCCTGTCGTATATGTCAGAGAGGATATTTTCTCTTTCTGTTTCTGTCCTATCAAGAAAAAAAGAAGTTTTATGCTTGTTGATGAATTCTCTTTTCTTCATTTTCTTAACTTCTTCATCGACAAAGTTAACTCCCTCTACTTTCATTCTACCCACTGTTCAATACCGACAACACCATTTTCCTGAAGAATCTTCGGAGATTTCAGGGAAACCGCACCCGAAGCAGTTATCGTAAGAACACCATTTGCATAAGTAACGGCAGTTGCACCATTAAAGCAAGTAGAAGCACCTTCGCTTAATGCCGGTCCAAAGAAAGATGTGACATCAAGATTACCGAAATGTTCTTTCAGCTTATAATTGTTTTCTCCGGAATCTATTTTTACCAATTCGACATAAACAAGCCCTGTCAAAGCTTCTACTACGTCAAACTTATACACCCGGTAATCGGCGTTCTTCACGTACTTTTCATAGTCCTTGAACATTGTACCGATAGTCAGGTTTGCCTCCGTTCCGGAAGAATCCCAGTCCTGACCGCCCGGATAAACTCCGGACAAGGGAATTCCCGCCATCTCCTCGGTGCCATCATTCATTCCATACACAACGTTATTCTCGTCCACGAAATAGGCATCAAAAGCAACTCCTTTTGCGGCCATGATATTAGCCTTCAGACTTGAATCGAAATCCTCCAGCGTCCATACGTCATCTTTCGCTGAGTAGGATGTAACCTTGTTAGGCCCATATCCTGTAGCACCTTTGTTGGCCTCTCCACCAGACGGAGCATATTCAACAATCGTCTTGATCGGAAAGATACGAGCCGGTCTGTCATCGTGACACGCAGCCTGCAACGCCTCAGCGGTTACATTCTTAGGAAGTTTATATCCGTGCATTGCCAAGATGATGGCTTTTACCTTTCCCGGATCAAGTATACATTTTGAAGTACCGGTATTAAACTGAGCAACACCGGCGCATTCTCTAAATTCTGTCGCCATAACATTTAATATTTTTGATTGTTATTCTTAAATCTTTTATTTCTATTACATCAATAAAATCTCTGAATGGTTTACCATTAGCCTCTACTCCTTTTCTTCCGTAGCGATAATTCTCTTCGTAGTAATGAGGAATGCTATTATTATACTTATGCACCAGGTCAGGAGACTTATCGATACTTTTAATAAACGCATCATAAATAGGGCGAAGCGCCCCTTCGAAGGAGACCTTTTCCCGTTCTTCATTCGTATAATCCTTTAAGGTGTCTACCATGATAGCCAGTTCAAGAGTCGTTGTACGATCCTTTCCTGTACGATCCTCGGTATATGGAGAATAAAGACAGATAATAGGAAATCTTAATTTACTCATTTTAGGCGATTCAGCCCATTCGGTAAGTATACCGGCAATATAATCCCAATCACCAAACATATAGGAAATATTCTTGCCATAAATCCCGGATGTGGAAGAGACTATATCTCTGAATATATTATTGATTGACTTCATATACCCATTGTGTTTATTTCTTCCAACATACTCTTATCAAACTCAAAACCATCATAACCTTTATTACCACACAGATAACGGAATAAAGACTCATTCATCTCTACCATGTCATTCCATGCTGACACAAGGAGATTATTCGGATTAGCGCGATCCTCCGTTGAACCATATACAGTCCCTGTCGGAGTCTGCTTTACTCCACATCTTCTAACATAATGAAAATATACATAGTTAGCAAGCGGACTATACCCCTTTTCAGAAAGCTTCTCTTTAAGGGTATCCCATTTTTCGATTTTATCTTCGGCGGAATGAGAAGAAAGGTAATCCCAGAATTGACGGCTCATATCCTCACCCAGAACAAGCTGAAGATATTGTCTTTCATATCGGTCTATATATGATTGTAAGTTATCCCTCTCCGCAATACGAGTCGGAGAATCTGAATCTATATCCCAAATGATGCCAAGACTCAACATTCCAGTGAAATATGAACCGTCAATAATCATGAGTTAGTCTTTTTACGTTTTGTGAAAAGTTCTTCGCACCCTAATGCCTTAGCATCGTTTAGCAATTCGCTAGTCGCTTCAATTTTCCCTTCTGCATAAAACTTGCTGGCAAGAGGCATACCTACCATAACTTCCTCTCCAGTTTTATACATTGTACCATCCTTGATAAACGTTACCTTGTAACGCTTTGTCAAATTCATGTTATATTCTTTTCCCATATGTTAATCAACTGATTTTGTAATACCTTCAATTACAGTATTAAACTTATCTTTTACAAAAGCTGTTTTATACTGAGACTTGATATAGCACATCAATCTCTTTTCAGCAAGCACCGTTACGATATTCTTTCTGAAATCGTCATTTTCCCAGCCTAGTGAGATTGACAGATTCCATAAGTCACGGATGTTCAAATAAGAGAAATCTCCCATGATGAAATCGCCTTGTTTCACCGCGGTAGTAGTCTCAACTCTTAATCCCTGGATCAACTCATCGTTGTATCGGAATGGTCTCAAATACTGCCCATTAGCATCTTTCGTCAACTGCATTGAAGCGTAATCCAAAGGATTCATCAATACCAGGTTAGGGCGATAAGCCATTTCGCTAGTAGAAACGATTTGAGAATAAGCCGCTACAAGGGCATCAAACATATTTGCCTTGTCAATATAGAAGTTTGTCAAAGAGAAAGCTGGCATGTCTGCGGCTACCCCTTTAATTTCTCCAGACGATCCAGATCCTGTCAAGATCCCCTGTTCTTCTTTTATGCCAAGTTTATTCACCATTTCTGTTTGCACCTCATTCACAAAGCTTGGGAAGTCAGAAAGAGTTTCTTCTGTAAATTTAGCAGCAATAGCAACTTTGGCAGCTGTAACGGTTTTTTCCGCAAGAGTTGCATCCATCAACGGCTTTAGCCCACCTTCAGGAACCCATGCGGCATCACCATCCTTGCTAACGTATTCCGCATAAATAAGCGACCTGCTATTAGTCCCGGAAACACTCGCGTAATTACGAATTACAGTCTGAGATCTTGGACTTACAGATAAATTCGGATCAACCTCAACACCGTAATGAGGAGCCAGAGAACCAGAAGATATAACTGCGGCATCTTTTGTATTTACTACCAGATTCAACTCTAGCTTATTTCCAGGAGATGCTTTACATGCAGATTTCAAATCAACTGTAGAACAACCGGTTTGATTTTCGGTGATATAAGCTTTTAATTGTTCCCGAAGTTGGTCTTCAATGGATTTTAACTTATATGTTCCTCCTTTTGTTTTTTCAGTAGCCGCCTTAATGCGTACAATAGTTTCCTCAAAGGATTTCAAACGCTCGTTGATAGATTCACTGTCTGCAAATCCCTTGACCTCTTTTTTCAACTCTTCAATAGACTGAGTTGCATTTTCAATTGACTCTTTCATAGACTTAGAATCAATTTCGTCTTTCATAAACTGCTCAAAAAGGGCTTCCATATAACCATCAAGTCCTTTAGAGAACACATCGAAAACTTTAGATTCGTCTTCCGACAATCCTTTAGTATCAAGGTAGTCTTTAAACTCAATCTTTTTCGCTTCTTTTCCCATACTTACTTTAATTTTAAATTTTTGAACATTGATTTTACCTTATTGCCGTGCATATCGGCTTTCTGTCCTTCAAGTGATGATTCTTTTCGATTCTCCGGCTTGAAAGATGAAAGTGATATTACCTTTGATATAATTCTCTGTATCTTCTGCTGCTTGGGTGCGGACAGCCCTGAGCACACTTCAGATATTTCGGCATTTAATTTCTCATAAGCTTTTTCAGCATCTTCTATAGATTTTAATCCTAAATATTCTGTTTCTCCATTGCACCCAATAGAGACAACAGATATCTCATAAAGATAGACCTCTTTGACAATATACGCATCTTTCTCAGCGTCATACATGCATTTCTCATGCACATATTGATACCCAATGGAAAATTGATTTAATGTACCTGACTCAAGCTGCTTTATAGCCTGATTACCACGCGGGACATCATCAATTACCGATTCAAAATAGAGACCCTTGCCATCCTCATTCAAGACAGTAAATCTCCCAATCGGTTCTTCCATGTCATGCATCCACAACATGATTATCTTGTCATTTGCCGCACTTTCCGGTCCCCGGTCCTGAATACTTTTTGAGAAGCACCCTTTTATCAGGATATCACCTGCTTTATCTTTATTGCCAAATACAGATGCGTACCCGCTGATCGTCCGACTTTCACCGTCATAGTTGACATCTTTTGAATTAATTGAGAATGTCTTATATTGCATCCCCAGCCTACCCTTATATTTATTAGCTTTATCCATTTTCAATAGAGTTATTTATTTTTAATTCACCTTTGGGGTTATCAGGATCAATATCAATGAACTTAGCCAGTTCATTCCTTGATTCATCAAGAGTTATTTGTCCTTTTTCGACCAACTGTATTAAAGAAGAAGCCATTTTCTGAAATGCTGAAGAAGATGCCGACTTATCTTGCTGAAGACAATCAACATGAGTATAGTCCAGTTTTATAAAAACACCTTTGGGACAAATAGCTTCCGTCAGCGCTTCTGTCACTTTCTCTGAATCAGGAATAATAAGGCCTTGATAAGCAGATTTCTCAGCAATACTTTTATTGTCATATTTAGACTCATCAAATAAGCTATAATCAATACCTATTGCATTGCAAATCTTTCTACTACACCGCTCGTCTTCCTCGTGGAGTTTGAGCTGGGATGAGTCATAATTTAAAGGAATCCATCCCAACTTTATTTTTGATGTGAGGATAGGAAATTTATTGAGAATGCCATATTTCTCTTTTAATTTAGATTCCAAAGCTTCTTTCTCATCTGGAGTCATAACCTGATTACCCATTTTATCTGAATAATCAGAATAAATAATACCTTTAGGACCGCCATTTACAATTAACTGATAGCTAGCCGTCATTGCCGCTATCCAATTATTAACCGGCATAGAAAGTGAATCAGTGACAGACGAAAAATCAATATCTTGATTTACACCATTTATGTTAGCAGAACTATCATAGATTACAAAGTAATCTTCATCTGATAATTCCTCCTGCGAACCATTCCATTCAAGATATACTTTAGAAACAATATCTTCCAGATCATACTGGCGAAATAATTTACCAGAAGAAACCATGTGAAAAATCTGTGCAGGAATAACATACATTGCAAGCGGCAATGATTTTCTAGACGATCTTACAGTAAAAATAGGGCAATATCCAAAAAGCTTTAGAGACATCTCAATCTCTTTAAAAAATCCAGCCCTTGTTTGAAGTGGATTAGGACGTGATAATAATTCCCTAATGTTATTATATCCCTCTTTTTCGTTTCCGTCCTTGTCTGTAACATATATTCTCCCATTTGCAAAGAGAGAACCGACTTTATTTATAACAGTAGAGAACGGAGTACACACAAGAAGAGAGTCAGCTTTATCTTGATCTAAAGTTAGATCATAGTCATTTCTAATTTTACCTGATGGTGAGAAGAAATTGGTAAGATACCAGAAATTCCCTTTAGAATCCTTTTCAATAGCCTTTACCGCCTCCCTCATGGAAGGAGCAGATATATTAATCTTTTTTTGAAACCAATTTCCTAATTTAAGCATAAAAAGAATGATTATCTGATTTGAGATAACCATTCCCTACGAGATGAAGTGGTCTTTACGGATATATATGCTAACAAAAAGGCTGATAGCATAAAAGTTATAGGTTCCGTGCATCTTCACACGAAGGGATTGTTATCCTCACCGCAAATATAGAAATTATTTCTATTTAGTCCAAATAAAAATAGATAATTATTTTATGCAATTATATCATACTTGAAGATTTCACACGAGAACATATACAAGACAATACATACATGGCTTCAAAACTATTAATTCCATCATAATCAGACATGTTAGCTATTATAGCAAAAAACGAATTATCGGCTTCAGGGAAACGAATATTCTTAATAATAGATTGGTATGATTCAATCATACTTTTCTTGTCCGTTATCTCTTCTCTTACCCACAAGTTGTAATCTATAAGTTTTCTATAATCATCTGCGTAATGTTTCATCTCAAGAGGAATCTCCATTTGTACATTCCCATCAATTTTATTAATGAGAGAATCAATAGGAATCAATGAATCAGAGAACAAGCAATCAAGCAGAAATATTTTTTTGTCAACAACACAATAAGAAACCATTATAAATAATCCGTTTATATTTGGATGTATTTCAACAAATACTTGATTATCGGTCCCTATCTCCTCTTTATTGTAGTATAAGACATCTATTTCGCCCCTCATTTCTACAGTTCCAGTAAGAGCGTCACAGGCATCATCATGAGCATTTTTCCCTTTCTTTCTATATGTTTTCAATTGAGATGAGAACTCCGGCCATCTTCTTTCCCAATCAGTAGGAAAATAAGTAAGATTCATCACTTCGGAAGATCTGGTAAAGATGCGGACCTCTTTGTTTTTTGACTGATGAAACCAACTTACTTGAGTTTTGGGATTGCCAATCATCCGCATTTGTTTCTCTATATTCCTAGCAAATCCTCTCCCTCCATTATTACTTTCTATATTAGCTTTGGATATTTGGTCCTTAGTAAGCATTTTGGCTGTTTCCGGCTCGGTAAACTCCATCTCTTTTTGCGTAAAAAGAACATCAAGAATGAAATTCCCTATCTCGGTGTCAACATAATCAATAGAACATAAATAATCACTTCCCGTATCAGCTGTATCTGTGTAGTTCTTTCTTATTGCTCTGTTAGTTACTGGAATAGTCTCATAAGTCTTAAACTTGCCATACATTAATCCCTCCATAGGAGTCGGATTCTGCATATATTGAGTTTCAAAGACATAACTGTTTACCTTTTGCATTCTATGCAACTCTTCGAGTGTATGTTTAAATTCCCATAAAGCTTTCTCTTCCCCATTTTCATACACTATTGCCGGAAGGGATAAAACAGTCCATTCACCCGGCTCATTTTCCATCAGATATCCGCAGAGATCATGCTCATGCAGCCTTTGCATGATGATTATAATAGGAGTGTTTCTTGAATTAACACGATTTCTTATAGTTGTCTCAAATCTTTGATTCACCTTTTCTCTAGGAGTATCAGATATTGCATCTTCAGGTTTAACAGGGTCATCAATAATCAATGCCCCAGCAAATCTAGGAGACGGTTTGAACTCTTCCAATGCTTTAGATAAATCGTCCTTATCATCAACGGCGCCGGCCCCAAAACCTGTAACCTGTCCTCCTGCGGCTGTGGCATACATTCCTCCACCTTCTGTCGTATACCACTTCTTTTTGGCATCGCTTGTTCTCTTGATGTCCACATAAGGGAATACACGCTTATACTCTTCCGACTTAACTATATCCCTTACCTCTTCTGAATTATCATTAGCCAGATCATCCGAATAAGATAAATGAAGGAATTTTGCAGATGGATTGATTGCAAGCCCATATGAGATGAAATTCTTTACTACTAATTCTGTCTTGGAATATCTGGGAGCTATATTTATTATTAGCTTTTTTATCTTTCCATCAATCACATCATCAAGAGCCTGACATATTTTTACGTGATGGTCATTTACTACAAATTTGCGACCGAATCTTGCTTTAAAGAAGTATCTCGTATAATTTAATGTCCCTGACAAGCAAAATGCCCGTATGTAATCATATCCCTCTCCTGTCATAAGTCCTCTATGATTCGTTTGGCTTCCTCTTTGGTCATCGGGGAAACCATGTTTACGTTTACATCCTGTGGTGAATCGTAACCGAGCATCTTGCAGATACGCTCGATAGCTTTAATCTTATCGTAAAGCTCTACTTTCACATACTCCACATCGACGATCTCCGGATCTCCGATTGTACCGATGTTCTTCTTCAGAACTTTCGTTGATATGCTCCTGATGGCAGCCTTGTCCCTTTCTGAAAGAGCTTCAAAATCCTTCCTTTTTATCCACGTATTATGCATGCTTGCGATTGACGAAAAGGCAATACCGGATAATTCCTGCAAGATACGGTCTTTGGTCACATCCGATCTGTCTTTCAGTTCCTTTTGCAACTCCTCGACCCTTGCCAAAACCTTGTTATTTTTTAGCAGTACTGATGCTCTTTCCCATACAGTTTTATCAGCCCAATTTTCACTACTTGGATATGCACGACGATATGCCTCGGATGCGTTTCCGCACTCTATATAGTAATTACAAAAATTTTCTTGTTTTATTGATAATCCCATGTCTTTTCGTCAGATTAGCTACATGCCACTTGACATGTAGCACAAAGTTAATGATTTAAATTTATTATTTTACATTTTTAGCCCAGATTAGTGCATTATACCGAGAACAAGCCCATAACTTTACTTCCCAGTCTTTATTTAGCATCTTTTCTTTCATTGCAGCCTTCAAGCATTCCGCCAGAAGGTTATTGTCTATTTCTTGGTTCATGATCATTTTAAAGGATTAATTATCTGTTCTCTGTCTTCCATCTTTCTTTTAAGATAATCGTATTCCCGTTCAATACACTTGCTTATCTTTTCTACATCTTCGTAACGCTCAGCCTTTATAAGCTCTCTTTTGAGGCTTTCAAGCTGATTGATGTATACAATGTCGTTACGGTCCGTTACATGCTGAATATACATTTGTATATCGTTCAGCTTATTCTCCATGCGCCCATGCCATTTGCTTATCATGATTAAGATAAAGGCAACGGTTGTAGCATTAATAAAAAACAATGCTATTTTGATGATTAAGTCTAATACTTCACTTGTTAGCATGGCTATTCCTCCTTCCGATTATTGATTTCTTCAAGTAGTTTCTCTGAATTTTGTTTCATGTATTCAGATAGCTTTATATAGGCTTCTGTTACACTTTTATCATCAAATCCTCGAAATTTTACACGAGCAGGATACATAATGGTAATTCCAGAACATTCATCAGTACATATAACAATGGCCCAACCAAAAACATGTAAGAACTGATTTACAAACAAGAGAAGTCCTGTTTCTTGAAACTCTTTACAACCTTTTCTTTCTATCATAATTTTATTACTCCTTCTCTAATTGTTTCACAATCTTAAAATAATCCTCATTACTCAAAACCTTTTCCGCAGCATCAAGCACTGTGTTATATCCGTTACAATAAGCCAGATCTGCAATTTGACTTATTATAAGTTTATTAATGTAATCCTCTTGCAACTTTAATAGTCTTTCTCGGCAACGGGATTTATTGAGTTCTCTGTTCATTTTATTCCTCCTTGATTAATTCCGGGTTATCGTAGATATTACCTGCAATCTCTTCCGTTACACTGTAATAACAAAATGGAATTATTTTGCAGGTCCATTCCCCGATATACCCAAAGCATCCGTCTTTTATGGATACTTTATTGTATATATTTTTATCTCCATCGTTGCCTATGAATAAGATATCCCCTTCATATATCTCCTTGCCATTCTTGTCATACAAGCCGGTGAACTGGCCTATGGTTTCAAGACAGACCTCATACATACCGATACTTCTCCCTATTTCGATATCGTTTAAGGGTGGAATGACGGCATATCTATCCTTTTCGATCTTAATGAGAGAGCCATACAGCCATTCTTCATCGTATATGCTTTTGCCTCTGAATTTTATTGTACGGTCCATTTTGCTTCTCCGTTTTAAGTTCTTTCAATATTTTCTTCGCTATCTCATAATGATTCAATTGCCAACTGGTATAAACATCATCTGTGTGTTCATCGTAATGGTTGGCATATACGTATGCGTTCAAGTTTTCACGAAAGGATTCACCGTCTAAACCTAAATCATCACAATCATCGTACATTCTCAATTCATGAGCCACCTCCTTACATTCTTGATGTGTAACAAAGTCATCTATGGTTCCATCATAGACATTTGTCTGACGGACATATTTTTGTCCTATCGCTATCTTTTCACAACAAAACTCACACCTATGTTCTTTCTTGGCTGTTGGATAAGTTTCTCTTAGTATTGTTGGCATAATCATTTTCCTTTAAGTTTCTTCCTTGATTTATTTTGAGTATTTATTCTTCGGGGAATAATCCATCTGAAAATTTTATTAACGCTTCAACTTTTCCCAACTCAATCTCATAAGCATAAAACTCTTTATCAATAATCTCCATGAGCTCCTGAAAATCATTTGTATTATAATTCTGCTTTATAGATTCAACTACGTTTACTCCATCTGAAAACCAATCGGGATTAAGCTCTTTTAGCTTTCGCATAGCTGTTGGAATTTGATGTGTATAAAGGTTTTCGGAGAATATGAAATTTAGCATTTCATATACATCGTCCATTTTTGTTGATAACCTCCCATCTAATATGGTAAAAGCCTTTTTAAGTGATACTCTCATTTTATTTCTCATTTCTCTTTAATTCGTTACCATTTGTACATTAATTTTTCTTCAAATTCCGCAATAATACAGTCTGCATCACCGCCATGTACCCAATTCTCTAAAACGGAGGAAAGGATTTCAATTGCTTGTTCTTTCTCCCATTTTGCACCAGCTTTAAATCCGGACTTATAAATAACTTGTCCAACTATATTATATCCTTCAGCTCCTTGTTTAGCGGCTTCTTCTAATGTCTGTTTCATATCAATTTTTTAGTTTGAGCCATACGGCAGACATTCAACCACCGTATGGCAATGTTTATTTCTTCATTAAGCCAATTCGTTCCGCAAGAGTAAGAAGACAGTCGTGCATCTGCACCTTTTGAACTTCCATTAAGGCAATCTGATTTTCACCGGCAATTTCAACTGCATCTTCTCTACCAAGGAATAGAACTAGCTTATTATATTTGTCCATCAGTTCATTGTATTCGATGCGTAGGCGGTCAATAAACGTCTGATTGACAGGGTAGCGGTCTTGCAAAGCATATCCAAGCAGGAACCAGACTTTATCCTCTATCTTCCGTAAGCAGATCTCTTTCCCGATTTCCTCACTGTAATTGGCAGGATCAACACAAGTCGTTGATTCCCGTAGGGTAAAGCCGTTCTTCATACGAACCGTTACATAGGTGCATGGCTTATCAAACTCCACTACCGTCCTTACGATCACATCTTGCATGTTAGCAAGCACTTCTTCTTTTGTTACTGTTATCATTTTTTTCTATGGATTTTTTTAGCCCGTCCAAGGCTCATTTCTTATTTGTTTTTACGATTTTCTCTTAGCTCTTCTTCGCTGACATTCTTGTTAGAAAGGTCGCTAAGATTAGATACAGTAGTTATATTATCAGGTTTGCAATATAAACACATTTGAGTATATGGTGAATATACTCTTCCACACTTCGGACAAATCCAACCTTGTTGCCCAAATATTCCGTTATACGGATTGATTGCACTTGATTCTTGTTTCATAATTTATTTTTTAATTATTCATTTTGAAAATCATCAATCTCATATTCCCATTCCATTGCATCCGCTTCTCGAATATTATCACTAAGCCATTCTTTTGCGTTTTCA